TGAGACTTCCCTCACAACAAATAGCGATACTGCTATTCCAACTTCAAAAGCCGTTAACGATAGAATTCTAACAGTAACGAATGCTTTAGGTGGTTTTGTAGCTATTGCTAATGAGACTTCATTCCCAGCTACACACCCAGACCCCTCTGATGGAGCAGGTACTGTTGTGTCTATATCAGATGCAGGTGGAGTAGTTACTAATGGTAGTGGTGTAGCTTCTATAACTAACGGAGCTGGTAGTGGTAATACTGTTACTATTAATGGATTTCCTTCCAGTCTTTATAGTAAGACTCTAGCAGCTGGTGTTGGTTTACAAGTACAAACAACAGGAACTCTACATACTTATGATTACCATAAGATACTTGCTAAAGAAGCGGATGTAGAACAGTTAAGTGGAGACATCAATGACTTCAATGAAAGATACCGTATAGCTAGTTCAGCACCGGGATCTAATAATGATGAAGGTGACTTATACTTTGATACTTCAGCTAATAAGATGAAGGTATACAATGGTTCAGCATGGGATGATGTTGCTTCTGTTGGTAACTTCTATATTAATACACTTTCTAGTTCAGGTAATACTGGTGGAGGTAGTGCAACATTTAATGGCAGTGCATACAGATTTACTCTGTCTAATGCACCAACCATGGCTCAACAATTAATAGTTAGTATCAATGGAGTCATTCAAAAGCCTGATGCTGGATCATCACAACCTTCTGAGGGATTCGCAATCAATGGCAATGATATCATTCTTTCTGCCGCCCCTGCTTCTGGTTCTGATTTCTTTATCGTCACATGTGGATCGTCAGTAAGTATTGGTACCCCTAGTGATAATACAGTAGCTACAGCTAAACTACAAAACCTCGCAGTTACAACTGGTAAGATAGCAGATAATGCAGTTACAACTGGTAAGATAGCAGATGATGCAGTTACAGCTGACAAACTAGCTAATTCTATTAATACAGAAATAGCAGCTAACACAGCTAAGACTGGTAATGCTACTCATACAGGTGAAGTAACAGGTGCTACAGCTTTAACTATTGCAGATGATGTAGTTGATGAAGCTAATCTGAAAGTATCTAATGCACCAACTAACGGGTATTATTTACAAGCTCAATCTGGTAATACAGGAGGTATGACTTGGGCTGCTGTTGCAGCTGGTATTACTTCTGATGCTCAGAATAATACAGTAGGAGGTACAAACGCAGGAGATAGTTTTACAGGGACAGATGCAACTGATAACACTATACTTGGGTATAACGCTGGTACAGCTACTACTACAGGAGATAAAAGTGTTTATATTGGATCTGCAGCAGGTGAAGATGTCACAACTAACGGCAAGAATACCTTTGTTGGCTATAACGCAGGTAAAGAAACTACAGGCAGTGAGAATACATTTTTAGGCATAGAATGTGGTAGAGATGTAACGTCAGGGAATAACAACGTTGCTGTAGGTAGATATGCTATGTCAGGTAATGAACCTGTTTCTGGATCTTATATAACTGGTAGTAATAATACTGCAGTGGGTCAGTATACTTTTAGTCGTAATCTTTCTGGTGATTATAATATAGCAATTGGAAATGCTGCTGGTTATGAAATGACCAGTGGTGATAAGAACGTTCTTATAGGAAAAAACGCAGGAAACTTAGTAACTACTGGTGATAGAAATATAGCGATTGGAGAGGAAGCAGGTTCCCAGATAACTACAGGAAGCACAAATATATGTATAGGTTATTATTCAGGTGGTGGTGCTCCAAGTGGAAACATTACAACAGGAAGTAATATTCTAGTTCTTGGTAATAATGATCTAACTGATTTTTATTGTGCTGATACATCTATTTCATCTTCAGATAAAAGAGATAAAACAGATATAACTGATTTCACTCACGGTTTAAAATGGATCAATCAATTAAAACCTGTTACTTATAGATGGGATAGAAGAAGTTGGTATAGTGATGACTTATCTGCTACACCAGACGGATCTAAGAAAACACCAAGACAACATATAGGTTTCTTAGCACAAGATGTACTAGCAATAGAACAAGCTGATGGTTTTGCTAGTAAAAAAGATGACATGCTTGTTGTCAATATTAATGAAGATGAAACAGGTTATGGTCTTAAATATGAAAGGTTAGTTCCTGTTTTAGTAAACGCGATTAAAGAATTATCAGCAAAAGTGGAAACATTAGAAACTAAAGTAGCTGCATTGGAGGCTAAATAACTATGGCATTAACAAAAATTAGCACAGGCGGTGTTAAAGATGATATCATAACTACAGCAAAGATAGCAGACGATGCTATAACGACAGCTTTAATAGCAGATGATGCTGTAACTACAGCTTTGATAGCAGACGATGCTATCACATCAGCTTTAATAGCAGACGATGGAGTAATACAAGCAGCTATTGCTGATGAAGCGGTTGATGAAGCAAGACTACAGATAAGTAATGCTGGTACTAACGGGCAGTTCCTACAGAAACAATCAGGTAATACTGGTGGATTAACGTGGGCTACTTCTAGTTCAGTTCCTACTACTATAACTGTCGCAGATGAATCATCAGATACTAGTTGTAATATTGCATTCTTTACAGCTGCATCAGGAGATCTAGCTCCTAAAACTGGAGATAACTTAACTTTTAACTCATCAACTGGTGAGTTAGAAGCAGATATTCTTAAAGATAGTAAAGGCTCTGTAAGGTCTATACCACAAAATACTCAAGGTTCTGCTTATACATTAGTAGCTTCTGATGCAGGTAAATATATCCTTGCTAGTGATAATATAACTATTCCTAATAACGTATTCTCTGCTGGAGATGCAGTAACTATCATAAATCAAAGTGGTAGTGAGTTTAATATAGGTCCATCTATAACTACTTACTATTGGGCAGCTGATCCTACTGCTACTGGTAATAGAACATTAGCCACACGTGGCGTTATAACTATACTATTTATATCTGGCACTGTGTGCTATATATCTGGAGCAGGATTAAGCTAATGGTTATGCAACAAATGTTACTTGGTGCTGCTGGTGCATTAGAAAGAACATATGTTCAAGATATGTTCAGGCAGAACTGCTATCAAGGTACTGGAGGAACTATATATTTGTCTAGACCAGATCGTATGAACGCAGACGGTGGTATGCACTGGTTCAGATTACGTGGATCTTCACTAGCTAATGTGTTGGTTGATAGTGTAAGAGGCAAGGATAAAGTTATAGAAGGAAGCAATAGTAATGCAGAGTATACTGATGATACTATGATTCATGAGTGGTATTGGGCAAGGGTAGGTACCTCAAACCATGTAAATACAGATACTCTCGGCTATGCAAATTGGAACTTTAAACAAACTGATAATTTTTTTAAAATTGTAACATACACAGGAAACGGCACAGCAAATAGGGCAATCGCTCATTCATTAAAGTGTGTGCCGGGTGTAGTGATGATAAAGAAAAGAAGTGGTTCAGCGAATTGGCAGGTATTCCATGCTCATATGGATGACACTGATCCTGAAGATTATAACATGCATTTAGATGATAGTGCTTCTAGAGATACTGGTGATCAATTTGCAAATACACTTCCTACTTCAACTAACTTCTATGTTGGCAACGATAATGATACAAACGAAGATGGCGAGACTTATATAGCTTATGTTTGGGGTGGCGGAAAAAGTACAGCCGCTACTGCAAAAAGTGTTGCGTTCGATCATAACGGAGATTACTTAAGCTGTACTCATGGTTCTGCTGGTAGTAGTGATTTTAGTGTAGGGACTGGTGATTTTACTATTGAATGTTGGATAAAAATATCTGACCCAGATCAATACCACGGCGTTTTTCAAGTAAAAGACGGAACACTTAACACATCAGGTGTTGGAACACATTTAGCTGTTGTTTGGCGTGGCAATTATCCAGTTTGGCAAGTTTATGGTGGTGATGCAACTACCGAAAGTTCTTCACTACGTGTTTTACGTGAAGGTCAGTGGGTACATGTAGCTTACGTTAGAGCTAGTGGAGTATCTACATTATATATTGATGGTGAAAAAGAAATCTCTCAAAACGATACTGTTAATTATGATCACCATGGTTTAACTATTGGTGGAGTTTATAACAGTAGTGTTGAGCTTTTAGGAAACGTATCTAATTTCCGATTTGTAAAAGGAACAGCAGTTTATACAGCACCATTTAAACCTCCTACTGAACCGTTAACAAATATAACTAATACCAAGCTTTTATGTTGTCAAGGTTCATCAACAACAAGCGCAACAGTTATACCATCTGGATCAAGTATTACAGCTAATGGTGACCCTACAGCAAGTTCAGATAGTCCATTTGATGATCCAGCTAATTATAAATTTGGAGTAAAAGGTAATGCAAATGTAATAAAATGTGGAAGCTGGTTAGGAACTGGATCAATAACAAACGGTGGCGTACCAGTCCATCTTGGATGGGAACCAGATTGGGTATTAATAAAACAAACTAATGAAGGTTCTAATGCAGAGGGAAATAAAGGTTGGCAACTATATGACAGTTTAAGAGGTATTGGTACTAATACAGTAGATGAAGAATTAAGACTTGATATAGAGGATGGTTCAACTGACGCTAACAGAATTAGACTTACTGCTACAGGATTTACTATAGAATCAACTACTGGACATGTAAATATTAAAGGTAATAGATACATGTATATGTGTATCAGACGACCCGATCAAATAGTAGGTAAAGCACAAGAAACTAATACTAAACTACTTCGCATAGATAGACAAAGTAGTACTGGTTATGTTAGACATGCAGCTGCCTTTGCTGAAGGAGTTGATATGGGATGGTATAAATATGGTCATTCTGGAGACAATAGATCAGGTAACATCGGTGTAGTTACTAGACGAACTATGACAGGTCACGTTAATGATGGTGATACAGGTGGAGAAGTTCTAGGTATGTCTACTGCTAGTAGTGCAGGGGTATATAGCTATGGAAGAATGGATGATAGAAAAGCATGGTGTAGATTGAGTGATGAATATATGGCTTTTGCTTTCAAAAGATATGCAGGATTTGAATTAATTGGATATGAAGGGACTGGGTTGGCTCGTACAGTGAGGCATGGGCTCGATGGCGTTCCTGAGATGATCTGGTGTAAGGCAAGAACTGGAAGTGAATCATGGATAGTTTATCATTCAGGTGGGACTAATAACGCTCAGTTTTTGTCATTAGATGAAACTGATGCAGTTAGCAATGCCACTACTCCTTGGAATTCGACATCTCCTACGGCATTAGATGTATCGTTAGGTACTAGTGGAGGAACAAATGGAGATGGTAAATGGTACAATATGTTCTTGTTCAGAAGTGTTGCAGGTATGTCTAAACTAGGTAGCTATACAGGAAACGCTAGTGATAATCATACCATAACATTAGGATTCCAACCAAGACTGTTAATTATAAAAAATACTTCAAATTCAGCTGATTGGGCTATGTATAATAGTCACCATGGTTGGGCATCTGGATCTGACAATGCAAAACTATTTGCATTGAATACTAATGCAGCGTGGGTGAATACTAGTTTCACTTATCCGACATCTACATCATTTGTCATGATGACTGATGACTCTAGAATAAATGCTAGTGGTGATAATTATGTGTATTGGGCACATGCTTAAATGGAAATTCCATCCATAAAATCTAAGGTACCAATTTCAGATGCTCTAGAATTTAAAGATATGATTCTAGAGCCTCCTACTGGAAATATGCCAGTCTTTCCGCCTATTGTTATACCTCCCGGTAATATACAAGCACCAGCTGGAGTAAAACTAGAAGAACCACCACCAGAAAAAGAAGAGGAAGAAACAACAACAACAACTGGACAACCAACTCTTAGAGTACCTGTTGTTAAGATTGATTTACCTTTACCTAGTGCAGAAGTAGTAGCCACTGCTACCTATGCAGCTGTTGCAGCTGTAGCAACCACCACTTTAGCTACACCTTTATTTGATAAACTTAAAAAACAAATACAAAAGTTCCTACAGAAAAAAGTAGATAAATGGAAGGAAAACCGCCAGAAAAAGAAAAGGGACTCCTCGGAAAGCTAAAAGATGCTGCAGAGGATCAAGAACATCAAATCCAGATCTTAGGTACATTCGTTAGACTTGGCGTTGTAGTATGGTCAGGATTTATAATAACTATGAATTACGTGGAATTACCTATGGTTAAGAAATCAGGTAACTCAGATATCACGTTCGTTGCCAGTGTGTTTACGGGAGCACTTGCGACATTTGGTTTGACCACTGGTAATAAGAACAGTGGCAACAACAAACCCGTAAATTGTCCTATGGCTAAAAAAAAGGAAGAATGAAGAAATGGCTTTTACTCTTCCTACTGGCATCACCCACGGTAGCGAGAGCAGAAATAGTGACCC